TTCTTTTTTCTTTTCATCAACTAATTTTAATCTTTTGTGGATTTCTAACTTTCCACTAATTCTGCTTTTAGGAGTTCTATCTGAAGGTCTCCAACGACATCCTGTTTGAATCATCGTTTCTGCTATGCTTGGACCTATATCTCCACGCTTTGCCCAAGTACTTGCATCGAGTACACCATATCGAATGTATTCATCTCTTTCTAATTCTAAAACTTTTCTAGCGAAAACATCTGCTGTAATTTTTTTGGTATACAATTCTCTATAAATCCAAAGATTATTATCATAGTCAATAGCAAACCAAAGAACACAAGCAGGAGAAGAATAACCCCAGTCAGCAGCACGAAACCGCTGCCAGCCTTTAGGTATCTCAAAAGGTTCAACCACGTGAGTTGGTTTATTAAATTCTGGAAAAGCTGAGTCTTCAAATGCGTCCCAATCTCCGTCTAAAAACTGTTTACGTTGTATTTCAGGTAAAGATGCCAACATTGCATAGTAATCATCTGTCTGCATTAGATAAGGATTATCTTGCAACTTAGCTGGAATAAATCTTCTTGTAATTATCTTATTACCTGCAGGAGTACTAATATTAATATCAAATGATTTATTAGGTTCTCCTGGTTCGACAAACATTTCTTTAACCCACTGTGAACCTATGTTACCTGGATTACCTGTGGCTCTCATAAACACAGGAATATTAGGATCAACTGAACGTAAAGATGATCTTAAGAAATTATATATATCTGGCGAAGGATATTGTGGAAGTTCGTCTATTCCTATCCATGTGTACGATTGCCCTTGGTAACGTAAAACATCTGTCATGTTTTCTGCGTACCCGAACTCTATCTTGGCTCCTGACGGGAATCTCCACTCTTTTTCTTGTTCTCTCCATTTTGCTCCTGGGAATGCTCTGCTATATAATCGTTGAGAATGCGTAATCAAATCTCTCAACTCAGGCATTGTCCTTCTAAGTAATAGTGCACGGTGATTTGTTTTATCACAATAGCGTAGAGGATCAACTAACATTGCGTATGATTTACCTCCACCCCGTGCTCCACCGTAAAATACTTCTCTTTCAGAAGATGCTAAGAAATCTGTTTGTGGACCTGAGTTAGGTTTAAAAACAACTTCTTGTGACTTAACATGCTCCTGTATATTTTTTGAAGCACTATCTATTACGTCTTGTGTTATTAATTGTTGCTCTTTGCCGTCTAATGCTTTGTTAATGGTTAACAATTTATCTTTAACATTTTCTGCATGACGTTTAGCTGAACGGAGTGACTGTTCTGCTTTAGCAACTTTTTTGCGTGTTCTCTGTAAAACGAGTTTAGCTGACTGCTTGGCTTTGTGTTTGACTTTCTTCTTTGGCTTTGGAGGTGCTATCTCGTTTAACTCTTTTTCTAAGTCCGACATATGATATATACCTTCCTGCTGCCTTTGTTAGCCATATTGCCACTTCTCTGTATGAACACGTTTTTAAATATTCTTTTGCTTTTTCTAAAGCTTTCAATTCTGATTCAATAGGTTCTATATAATCTTTATCTTCAGATAGTTTATATCCGAAAGGAATTGTTCTAGCTTTTCTTTTGATCTTTGTCAATGTTATCTTTAGCTGGTAATATGAAAATTCCATGCATTGCTTTCATATTAATATCTAATTGATCTTTTTTAACAACACCTATTCTGTCTAGTATTTGTTTTGCCGCTTCCATTCTAATATTGGCATGGGGTGTTGTACCATCCTCTTCAAGCATATCTACTATTTTAGTAGCAGCTTTAGCGGAATGAGTGGCTAAGTAATTCTCTGCTCTCGAAACAATCTCTTGTTTCAAGTTACGCAAAACTTTAGGATATGAATGTTCTGAGTATCCTGCCAATTCCCCTGCTTTCCTCGGGTCGCCCTTTGCTTCTCCGAACAATGCGTCTAGAAACTTTTCCTGTGATTCGGTCAAGCTTCTTTTTTGAGTTGGCATTATAGTAGAATCCATGTTTTGCATTTATCAGTTCCATTAATTCCGTAAACGGAATCTCTTTAGTATTTATCTTAGTCATAGTATATGAGAACCCTAGGGAATTCTCAATTAGTGGTGCAGTTTAGTGATGACCTCGTGTGCATGTCTTATGCGGTTGTGTTTGTGTGTCCTTTTAAAGTGCACCTGATTCTATTATACACACTATTAACCATTTTGTCAAGCAATATTTTAGGGTGTGACAATCTGTCTTAAGAATCATCTTGACAAAATTGGATATGGGGTGTATAATGTACATAGGTACCCCTGGGGGGTCCGTATACCTATAGCAAAGATATATTTACAAGTTACCCCTAGGGATATTGTCGGGAGTTATGTAGAATAATTGCCCTAGTATATAGCCCAGAGTATGGTTAACAGAGAACTTGGGGATTTTCTGGTGTAGCTATATATACTATCTAGGTAAGGGGGGGTGGTCGCCTGCATACCCCAATGAAAAGCAAAGTTAAATCTTGTAGAAAATCAAAACCCCCCTGTAATATTGTCAGGATCACCTAAAAAAATCCCTAGTAAAAATTTGGTTATCGCTTGGGGGAACTTTGGGGAGTGTAAATTTTTGTAGCTATTAAACCCTGATGTAAACCAAGTTTTAATCAGGCATAAAAAAAACCCCCCTGAAATTAATCAAGGGGGCTTTGAGTATTCCTTTATTTATTGCTCGGACTTAACTAGCTTTTTTTACTTCACCACTAACACTTAAATTTTCTGTGGCATTAGTGTAAGCAATTCTTATTTCATTATTTTCTAATAATGCTTTTATATTGCCCAGACTTTCAATGGCTCTCTCATCTAACAAGTCAAGTATTTTTGATTGGTCTTTTCTTGTTGCTATATTGTAAATTTTTTCTAATTCCTTTTCAAAATTTACAGCCATTGAGCCAAAGTTAATTTTAGTATCTTTGGTTTGTGTACTTCTTGAAGTAGTTGGATATTTAGCTGAATAGACTTTGTCTATTGTGCCTGTGTTAACTTCCACTAATTCTTCTGAAGTATTTTTTTGTTTTTTGCTACCACCCTTTTGACCTTTTAACTTAACGTCAATCATTGGTGTTGCTACTTTTGACATTATAAAGACTTCATTGTCATTTGAAACCTCGAACTCATCTTTATTGTCATACATCATAATCGCCAATTTAATAGCCCTAGTTATTGACATTTCAAAAGCTGAATTAATATCTTTTGATCTATCATAGCTTGATAAATTGTATAGATGCTGTCTTAAAAATTTAATTGTATTCCAATCTTTAAGACTTGTTTTTTTACCACTATTAATTTCTATCATTAGAGAATTAACAGCTTTAGCCATTTGTGGAACTATATCTGACATCAATGTTTTACTTACATTTTTTGCCTTAAATAATACCTTTTTTAATGGCTCATTTGCTTTTAATGAATTTAGAAAATCATTGTCTTTATTATTTTCTAATTCACTTGCTATTGTTTTTGACATATTTACTTCCTTTATATTTTTAGAATAACCAGCAAAATTTATTTTTGCTTTTAAATTATTCTTATCTTTTAAAGGAATACTCATTAAATTTAATCTATATCAATTTAATAGCTAAATCAAATTATTTTTAGTTATTTTTAACATCTGTTAAGTTGTGCCAATCTGACGCACCTATTTAGAACATTAATAGAACATCTCACAACCTATATATGTATGCAGTTTTTGCATAGCTTATGCTTGACCTATGTGTTTATTGCATATATACTTGAAGTTGTAAAGGAGATAAAAAAAATATGATTAAAATATTAATGGCTTTAGCATTTGCAACAAGTTTTGGCTTGATGTTTTTAGGTGTAATTCTTTTTATACATTTAGATAAAATGCTCGGTGTTATGCTTTTTGTTATAGGTGGAATTTATTTTTTTAAATATTTACCTAGTAATAATAAGGAATATTTAAAAGAGAATTCTTATAATGTAATAAGAATAAAACCAAAAATAAGAAAATGAATATGAGTGATATTAAATATAAAATATTTATTTTTATTATAGCGTCTATATATATTGGTTTAATATGGCAAGATATAAAGCTATATTGACTTGACATAAATAAAAGTAAAGAGTAGGATTTGCATAGTATAAAAAAAAGAAAGGCAGAAAGGCAGGATATATGCAAATAACACTAGCGACATTTTTTTGGGCGACAATAGTTTTATTAGTAATAGCTACAATCACTTAAAAGAATAGGAAACGAAATGGAAAACGACACGTGAAACCCCTTATGTTCAAGGACATAGGGGGTTTTTTATTTGACATATCAAAATTCTTATGGTACTATTAAACATAATCAAAAAAGGAGATACAATGACAGACAGAGAAACAATGGAACGCATACAACAGGAAGTTGTGAGTCCAAACAAAGATAGAATATATCAAGCTACCCTAAAGGAAGTTAAAGACAATGAACTTCAAGCTAAAATAAAACTTGGTCGTGAATTACAGGAGTTTAAAAACAAACACCATAATTGGCTATTAGATGAGAAGAATAAAGGGTCAGGAACTATAACTTGGAAAGCTATCTTTAATAAGATTTTTAAAAACAAATAGAATTATCTAGCTACCTTTCCCCTATCTCCCTTTAAGGTGGTAGCTAATAATAAAACCCTACCGATAGCAATATTGGTAGGGCTAACTAACAAAGGAGAAAATAATATGCGAACAACATTTTGTTTTATTGAACGACACTATATTAAATGGGTAGAGAAAATGTGTATAAGCACTAAAACCAAAACAATAATATGGTATAACCCTAATAATTATTTAAAAGAAAAAGATCGTGTGCTAGTTAAAGATCGTGTAATGGTTAAAAGTTTAAAACAAGGCAAAAGAGAATACAATTATGAATAAACATATGAAACTAATAATAAAAAATAAAACATTTGAAGATGTTATAGATGAAAGGTCTTGTGAATACCCATTAGGAAACTTACTTGATTCTTATAAGTATTTTTGTGGGCATACTAGATATGGTGGTTCGGTATATTGCAAGGTACACTTTGAGTTATGTGAGAATAAAAAAGAACTTGACATTTCAAAGAAAAACTGATACAAGAATAGATAAGGAGAATATTATGGCATTTTATGAAGATGAACACTTAAGAAAATATAAAAGGGTAATGCGAAAACACGAAAGTGAATTTACATATATTCGGGAACACCCTGAAGAATATGAAACTAAATTTGATTGGTTTCAGGCATTAGATTATAAATGGCGATTGGTTAAAGACGCATTGAATAATTATAAAGTTGATGATTCTATGCACGAAAAGACAACTATAACTATACCATTAAATGAATCTAAAATAGCAGAACAGCAAAAATATTTAGAAGAAAATCAACAAGTTCCTCATGATGAGTAAGATATTAACTTGGTTGCTAATATGGTTGGCAGGAGTTGTAATAGTAATCAAGTTATTCTTTAAAAGAAATACAGATGAAACAGATGTATATTTACTTGCTATGTTTGTTATATTCTTTATTCTAATTGGTTGGTTAAAACTAGCAGGAGTTTAATCACAATTCAGTTGACATATTAAAGTAATTGTTATATATTATAAGGGCAATCAGGGAGACTTGGTTGCCCTTTATTTTTTAAAGGGGGGTATGGCACAAGAACAACTAAAGCCAATTTATAGTAAAGGCTTAGCTAAACTAAGTGGAATATAGAGTTGGTGTGAAAGGACTAGCTAGGTCATACCCCGAAATAAACTAACCAATAAGGAGAACAAATGAACATACAATCTAATGTAAGAATAAAAGATTTTCCTAACTTTGTTGAAACTTTAATTACCCAATTCAAAGCTGAAAAGTTTAGAGTTGGATTTGTTAAACTTAATAAAGAGAAACGAGTAGGAAGATTTGATTTAATACATAGAGTTCGTTGGAAACAATCTGATGGCTCAATGTATAAACGTAAAGGCAAAGCAAGAACAACTGATGAAGATGAATATCTATTAGCACACGACTTGAAAAAGAAAGCACCAAGAAATATTTCTTATGCTCGTATGAAATTTTTAAATGTTGGTAAAAAATTCTATAAAACCAAGCACTTAAAAACTAAAGTTAAAGTAATAGAAATATCTAAAGTTACATACAAGATGAAGAAAGATTTACTTGAAGGCAAGTGGGATATATTGGAGAATATAAAATGAGTAGGTGGTGTCAAAATCCTAAGTGTCCCGAGAAACAAACTTCAAGTCAAGTTAGAGGTACTAAGGGTAAGAAATACTATCAATCTAATAAAGCATATGGATATGGTAATGGTAATTTCTGTACGACAGGTTGCTGGAGTGAGTGGTCTTCAATATATATGAATAGAGCACTTGATTCACTAGGAGTTAGAATAACTGAACCTGTAAAAGTTAATATGGAAAATTCTTGGAACGTACGATTTGACTACCAATCTTACCGAGAAGATGGTACAGATAGATATTATTTAGTTAATGAACTTCATAATATTGAACACGAAATAACTAAGCAACAAGCAAAGATAAATCCCGAAGAAGAATATAGTGTTAATCTAACATCAGCACAAGCAGGAGTATTAGCCAAACAACTCGGCTTGACAAATCAATAACAACCTGATATATTATAGACATCATCTAAAAAGTTTAGGTGATGTCTTAATAATTCCAACGAAAGGAGTACTCAATGGAAAAACAAAAAGACATTAGATTAAATAAAGATTATCGGACAGCTTATGTAAAAGACTTCCGAAGATTTTTAGAATCTAAAAACGACAACCCAAAGTATGAGGCATATCTATCAGCTAAAACTTTGTGTAAGACTAGAGTTGATGACGCATTTAAAGTTGCAACTAAAGTTATACATAGGGTATATAAGCCTGAAGATGTTTCTACACTACAAACTTTGCAGAAGAAATACAATACTGTTGACGCAACAGCGAAAGACAGTTGCTTTTATTTTGCAGTTGTTGATAGTAAAGGTAAGCCTGTAAAGCAAATCAACGAATACAGAGATGAAGAACAAAAGACTAAACACTTCAGCTTTGAATTAGACGGGAGTCATACAGGTAATGACTCATATCATAATAATGATGACTTTGGTTATGCTTGGTATCGTGAGGAATTAAAAGCTAATGGCTATAATCCTGACATACGAATAGAGCAAAGAGATAAGCAAAGCAACCCTCACGCCTCTA